TAACGAAGGTTATACTTCTCGTTATACCCACGAAACAGTTGCTTTAGCTTTCGCGCTAACAGAAGAAGCTGTCGAAGATAATCTTTATGATCGTCTTGGCGCAAGATACACAAAAGCATTAGCTAGATCTATGGCTAATACTAAGCAAATCAAAGCTGCGTCTGTATTGAACAATGCGTTCTCTACAGCTGGTGGCGATGGTGTATCTTTAATCAATACTGCTCACCCTCTTGGGGGTGGTGGTACTCTAGCGAATAGAGCAACTACTATGGCGGACCTTAATGAAACTTCTCTTGAAGATGCATTAATTAATATCTCTACATTTACCGATGATAGAGGTCTTAATATTGCTTTAAGAGGAATGAAATTAATCGTACCACCTCAACTGCAATTCGTTGCTGACAGACTTCTCCAATCTCCAGGTAGAGTTGGAACTTCTGACAACGACATCAACGCAGTTAGAAATACTGGTATGTTGCCTGATGGCTATGTTGTTAACCACTATCTAACAGATACAGATGCTTTCTTCTTGAAAACAGACTGTCCTGATGGATTTAAGTACTTCGAAAGATCTCCAATGCAAACTGCATTAGAAGGCGACTTCGATACTGGCAACATGCGATATAAGGCTAGAGAAAGATATTCATTTGGATATTCTAACTTCAGAGCTGTTTACGGTTCTCAAGGGGCTTAATGAACGATAGGTTGTAGCGTTTATAACTCATTTACAACCACCTAGGGGGCTTAACCGCCCCCTTTTTTTCCTCTAAATTTACATCCAGTATAAAAATATGTAGAATTTAGGCATGAACATTCTTTGTGATGTGGTGTCTTTATCTCAAAACCCCTGTACGGGTGTTTGTACTACTACGTATGGCCTAGCAGAGCAATGTGCAGGATGCGGTAGAACTTTAGAGCAAATAAGAGATTGGAATAGTTATTCCGATTTAGAGAAAAAGCTGATTAATATTGATTTAGCAGCTAATTATGAAATACGGCAAAAAAAGGAGTTCAATAACATGTCAACAGATAAAAAAATTCAAGATATAAGCGGTAGGCTAATTACAACACAATCTTTAATTGAAATGATGGGAGCAGACATGCTGGATCACTTTGGCAAAGATCCAATCATTAAAGAAACCTACGAAGCCTTAGTTGAGGCACGTAACAAAATACTAAAAGCAAAAGAATCTCTTCCTATTGCTTTGGAACAAGCCTCATAGTAAACTGAAATTTGTTAATTAGCTTAATGAGGGCCGTAATCGGTTTCCATTAATACAAATATAAAGGAGTTCATAATGGCTAATCCACATTTTCAAAACTTAATATTAAACGCAGGTAATACTGCAGCAACCAAGCATAAGAAAGATGTTCCTATGTTCTTGGTGAATCCATCAAGTTCGTTATTCTATCAATATTCAAATGATTTTATGACTTACAATTCTGGTGATTGGACAATCACTACAACCGAAGCTGGCTCAGGTAATGCTAGTGAAGCTCTTACATCACAAGCGGGTGGAGCTTTATTAATTACAAACGATGATGCTGATAACGATTTAGACTTTTTACAATTAAAAGGCGAATCATTTAAACTCAGCAGCAGCAAAAGAGCTTACTTTGAAGCAAGGTTTAAAGTTAGTGATGCAACTCAATCAGATTTTGTAATGGGTCTTCAAATAACTGATACAACACCTTTAGCAACAACTGACGGAGTATTTTTCATTAAAGATGATGGAGATACAAACTTAGACTTTATTGTTGAAAAAGATAGCACATCAACAGATACAACTGCTATTCATACAATGGTAGATGACACATTTGTTGTGGTCGGTTTCTTTATTGATCCAAATACATCACAAGTTTCTTACTTCATAAACTCATCCGATCCTGTAGGTGTTGTTAACACTAACCTACCTGATGATGAAGAGCTTACAGTATCTTTCGGTATTCAGAATGGTGCAGCAGCAGCTAAAACTATGACTGTTGATTACGTAAACGTAATTTGCGAAAGATAGGAGATAAACAATGGCAGGTAGAATCGTAGGTTCAGATGTAAAAACAGCTACAAGTACTAGCTCCGCGACAGGCGGAGCAGTATTACAAGCTAGCCGTTCAAGATTGAGGGGCTTTATAATCACGGGAGGATCTTCTGACGGTACCGTAACTTTTAGAAACGGTTCTGTTACAGGTTCTACTCTCTTTATTGCTCCTTGTAATGCAAACGATACTGAAACTATGAATATTCCAGATTCAGGTGTTTTGTTTGAAGATGGTATTCATGTCGTACTAAGCAATATAGATAGAGTAACTGTTTTTCATTCATAAGATTTATATTTTATGGCCGAATACAAAGGCAAAAAAGTAACCCTTAACAGACCAAGGGCTATTCGAAAAGGTAGCCCTGGTTATGGTAAAAAGCGTAAAGAAGTTTTTGTAAAAGGCTGTAGTAGCGAAGGCTCTAGGGTCAAACGTATAACCTTTGGTGATGCCAAACTCGGCATGCACAAAAATAATAAAGCTAGAAAAAAATCATACTGTGCCAGAAGTAAAGGTATGGGTGGTACTACAGACAGATGTAGTGCTAATTATTGGGCTAGGAGAGATTGGGATTGTTAAATGTCAAAAAAAGACCCAAAGGTAGGTACAGGTAAAAAACCTAAAGGTAGTGACAGAAGACTATATACTGACGAAAATCCTAAAGATACTGTTTCAATAAAGTACGCAAGCATTCAAGATGCAAGAGATACGGTTGCCAAAGTAAAAAAAATAAAAAAATCCTTTGCAAGAAAAATACAGATACTAACCGTTGGGGAGCAAAGATCTAAATATGGGGGCAAGCCGAAACAGGCAGAAATATTTAGAAGGGGCAAAGATGCAATTAGAAAAAAAGCTGGTAGAATCAAGTAATGGCTAAGAAGGTAAAAAGTAAAGGTAAAATTTGTCCTGAAGGTAAAGCTTGGGCAAAAAGAACTTTTGATGTTTACCCAAGCGCATATGCAAATCTTGCTGCATCAAAATATTGCAAAGATCCTAATTATGCTAAAGGCTCTAAAAAAAAGAAAAGAGTTAAAAAATCTACAGGTGGCTTTGTAAGCATACGTGGACAAGGTATTGTTATGAAGGAAAGGCTTAGATAATGGGGCAGCTTCAATCGTGGCTAGACGAGGATTGGGTAAGAATTGGGGCTGATGGATCTATATTAGGATCATGTGGCAACAGAAAAGAAGCAGAAGGTAAGCCTAAGTGTTTGCCTCGCAAAAAAGCTGAAGGCATGTCTAAAGAGGAAAGAGCTAAATTAGTTGCACGTAAAAGAAAAAAAGATCCAAATCCAAATAGAAAAGGTAAACCAATTATGGTTTCCAATAAATTACGTAAAGGTGGTCCTGTAGCAAAAAAACGTCATATAACTATTAGAGGGCAGGGCGTTGTTATGAAAGATAGGTTAAGATAAAATAAAAAAATGGCAAGTAAAAAATTTGGAATGGATGATGGCGTGCAAACTTCTTATGAGAAGCATATGCAATCTGTTATAGAAAAAAATATGAAAAAACAAAATAGAGTAAAGTTAAAAAATGGCGGTTTTATAGCTAAAGGCTGTGGAGCTGTTATGGAAGGAAAAAGAAAAGTAACAACCATGAGTTAGGAGCAAGTATGCCAACAAAGAAAAAAGATAAAGTAGATCCAAAAATTCAAGCAAGACTTAATGCAAAAGTTAGACCAGATGAGCCTGTTTCTGATAACCGTATTTACATAAATATGCCAAAGAAAAAAGCTCCTGCAAAGAAAAAAACAGTTAAAAAAGGTAAAAAATAATGGGTAAATATAAATCAAAAGGTAACAAAAAGATGAAAAAGTCAAAAGGCGGAAGCATCTATAAAAAATCTAAAGGTGGAAGCATTTTGAAAAAGTCTAAGGGTGGATCCATGATGAAGAAATCCAAAGGCGGATCTATGATGAAGAAGTCTAAAGGTGGAGCCATGATGAAAAAATCAAAGGGTGGTTCAATTCTTAAAAAATCAAAAGGCGG